ACAGGTATAATAGGACCAGAAGAACTATATCTCGTAAGTCAAGAAGATTATGATTTATATAATAGTAATCACAATTCTCGCGCAGAAATTGCTAAAAAATATTCTGATATGCCTTGGGCATATAAATTTGGAGGTTGGCGTTGGGCATCTAACAATTCTTTATTTGCAGAAGTTGGAATGGATTATAGTAAAGCAGCAAAATCCATAGCTGATAGTGGTGAACCGGGATTTGCTTGGTTAGAAAATATGAGAAAATATAGTCGAATGAAAGATCCAATTGATTGGAAAGATCGTCGAGTTGCAGGAGGAAATCCTTGTTTAGAACAATCACTTGAATCCTATGAACTATGTTGCCTTGTAGAAACATTTCCCGCTAAACATAAAGATTATTGGGATTATCAAAGAACCCTTAAATTTGCATACCTCTACGCAAAAACTGTTACGTTAATGGCTACACATTGGTCAGAGACTAATGATGTAATACAACGAAATCGACGAATTGGCTGTTCACAAAGTGGAATACAAGAAGCAATTACAAAATTTGGTCGTCGTAAATACTTAGATGAATATTGCGATAGAGCTTATACATATATACAATATGCTGATAGAAAATATAGTGAATGGATGGGTGTTCCTTTATCAAGAAAAACAACATCTATAAAACCAAGTGGTACAGTTAGTTTAGTTGCAGGAGCCCTTCCTGGTATACATTATGCAGAAAATGAGTCTTACTATAGAACAATAAGATTATCAGCTATTTCTCCACTAGTTAATATTTTGAAAAAAGCTAATTACCGTATTGAACCTGCAATTTCTGATCCTATTCGTACAGTTGTTGCTTATTTTCCTGTCTTACATCCCAAGGGAACAATCTCAAAACATGATGTATCTATTTGGGAACAATTTACTAATGCTATTGATTTACAACATTATTGGGCAGATAATCAAGTATCAATTACTATTACATTTAATAAAAGTGAAGCTAATCAAATAGCAAGAGCATTATCATGTTTCGATAGTCGTTTAAAAGGTGTATCTCTTCTACCTCTCTCTGATCATGGATATGATCAAGCTCCATATATTACAGCCAGTAGAAAAGAAATAGAAGATTATGCTGCAACACTTAGTCCTTTACAATTTAATCTTCTTAATCAAGAAGGAGAAAATGTAGAAGCTAATAAATTCTGTGATGCAGACGGATGTGAAATTTAGGAAAAAAAATGATAGATTTATATGATTATGAAATTTTTGTAGATGGAGTTACTTCTGAAACAAGTAGACGTAATGCTCCATATATAGAAACAATTACACAACTTGCTAAACAGGGACTAGGTGTTTCTCGATTAACAACTGCTTCCATTGGTCTTTCTGGGGAAGTAGGAGAATTTAATGACATTGTAAAAAAGATTCTCTTTCAAGGTAAACCCTTTAATAAAGAAAATAAAGAAAAACTTGAAAGTGAACTAGGAGACATAATGTGGTATTGGGCACAAGCATGTATGGCTCTCAATCTTGATCCTCATAAGGTAATAGAAAAAAATATTGAAAAATTAGAAGGTAGATATCCTGGCGGTAAATTTACCATTAAATCCTCTGAAGAAAGATAATCATTGCTAAATGAAAAGGACGGTAGTATAATGAAAGCAATAATATGGACACAAAATTTATGTGCATACTGTGACATGGCAAAAAAAGAATTAAAACTTAGAGACTATGAAATTGAAGAAAGAAATATTAATGGAAAAACTTGGAGTAAAAAAGATTTACTTGAAGTGATTCCTAATGTTAAAGAAGTACCTCAAGTTTTTATTCTTAATAATCATATTGGAGGATATAATGATTTAATGCGTTATTTTGAAGAAACCACAAGTAACTATGGGCATTAATCATGAATAATATATGGCAAATAAGAGTAAAATTAAAGGTTCAGTTTATGAAGCTAAAATTACTAAATATTTAACAAAAGAATTAGGGCTAGAATTTAAACGTGTTCCATTATCAGGCGCAATTGATTATTTAAAAGGAGATTTATGGACTCCACACGATACAGCAGCATGGCCATATTGTATTGAGTGTAAACATTATAAACACGTTGAGTGGAACAATCTTCTCACTGCAAAAACCACTGATTTACTTGAGTTTTGGCGCCAAACAGAACGAGGAGCAGAAGTAATGCGTAAAAAACCATTACTTATTTTTCGTTGGAATCGTTCAAAAGATTTTGTGGCTTGGGATGATGAAATTGAAGTAGACCATTATGTAGAAGTTAAATCTTTTGGATGTCATTTTAAAATATCTCAACTTGATAATTGGATCAAAGCTCTTAAATGTCAAGTAAATTTATAGATAGGAGCTAATAAATGCCTTTTAAATCTAAAAAACAAATGATCTTCTTAAAAATTAATTATCCTAAAGTGTATAGAAAATGGAAGAAAAAATATGGTTTAAAAGTTAAACCAAAAAAGAAGAAGAAATAATGTCAAACAGATATTATTAAACAAATTATATAGTTTTCTTCTTGCCTATTTATATATAAATAGGCAAGAAGAAAAC